TGCTTTGGAACCATGCAATGAGTTGTTTGGTACTAAGGATGATGAAATGGATATTGTTTACATTGGGAAAACATGGAGTTTGTTGAGGCGAGTGAATTGGGAGGTGAATAGAGTGTCTGGATATGTGTTGGCTGATTTACCATTGTTTCCAGGTGAAGATACAACAGCTGGATGGATGTTGCGAGCTTTCAAATACTATTGTGGTAGTGTGAGAATTCGCATTCAATTAGTGGCTAATCAGTTCATGTCTGGGAGGATTATGGCTTTGTTTGTACCATCTCAAGTCACAATCCCTGATCTAACACCCTTGACAGAACTGGCTGATATGATGTATAATCAAGTGTATGATTTGACTGGAACATCTGAATCTGAGTTTACTATTCCTTATAATGCACCATATCCAGTACTACCAACTCCCCATTTTGCGCAAGCTGACTGCCCTGATTATGTTGGGATCGACCAATCGAGCATAGGCAATATCAAATTGTTTGTGCTTAATCAGTTGAGAACAACAAAGTCAACGACAGAATATGCAAAGATCAATGTGTACATGTCTTTTGATGATGACCTTGAAGTGTTCTGGCCAACATTGAGTGGAATTACTGGGAGTAATTATAACACATCAGTTGCTTGGCCGCAACTAGAGTTTGAAGGTTTTAAATCAGGAGATACTGATGACATGCCTGAACTATTCCAGTTCCCTACACCAACACCAGCAGTAATGTTGGCACACTCTGGCGTCGTAGAGTCAACAGAAGACGATGCAGAGTTTGTTGATGCTAGAGAATTGACAGTCCAGGAAGTCAGAAGAGAGATTCAATCAAATACATGTCATGCTCAATCTGGGAGGTTGAAAGCAGTGAATGTGGATGAGAAAAAGGATAAAAGCAAGTTGGATTCAAAGAAAGTGTTGAATCAAACACCGGAGCCTGTTCAGAATTCTCGAATTGAGTCAATGCCTAATCCATTGTGGGTATCCAAGCGACAACCAGGATTTGCAGCAAAATATAATTTTGGAGAGAAGATCACCAATCTTAGACAAGTGCTCAAAAGGTACAGTGCTGCTTACTACATAAGGGGTTATGCGTTGACTACGTCGAGTATTCCATCAGACTCTAGTGCTACATCAATCATTCCATATATTGTGTTCTCAGTGGGTGCTTCTCCTTTTGCTGACGAACAGATGACTTCAACAGCGACAGCTTTGACAGCTAATGATGCTTTTAAAGCAATTTCATGCTGGACATTTTTGTCGTATTTTGGATGCATCTATCGTTATCAAAGAGGGGGCGTACGTATGAAATTTCTAATGGGTACCCAACCGAACATGACAGCGTTTGCTTGCCCTGGGATACCAACCGCCATAACCACTGGTGC